ACCGGATGGCCGCGCCCCCGAAAAAGATATGGGCCCCACGCACTAATATGTGTCGACCAATCATATCGCAGCCTGAAAGGCTAGATATTTGTGTTTTGTCTTTATATACTTGGGCACCAAGTTTGGGCCTTGTCCATAATGTGGGATCCACTTTTGAACGAGTTTCCCGAGTCCGTTCACGGATTTCGTTGTATGCTCGCCATTAAATATTTGCAGGCCGTGGAGGAAACTTACGAGCCCAATACTTTGGGCCACGATTTAATTAGGGATCTTATTAGTGTTATTAGGGCTCGAGACTATGTCGAAGCGACCCGGCGATATAATCATTTCCACGCCCGTCTCGAAGGTTCGTCGAAGGCTGAACTTCGACAGCCCATACACCAGCCGTGCTGCTGTCTCCATTGCCCAAGGCATAAACAGGCGTCGATCATGGACCTACCGGCCCATGTATCGAAAACCCAGGATGTACAGAATGTTCAGAAGCCCTGATGTCCCTCGTGGTTGTGAGGGTCCGTGTAAGGTTCAGTCGTACGAACAGAGGGATGATGTTAAGCACACTGGTATTGTTCGCTGCGTTAGTGATGTCACACGTGGCCCGGGCATTACTCATCGTGTAGGAAAGAGATTTTGTATTAAGTCTATATATATTCTGGGTAAGATCTGGATGGATGAAAATATCAAGAAGCAGAATCACACCAACCAGGTTATGTTTTTTTTAGTTCGTGATAGAAGGCCCTATGGAACCAGCCCACAGGATTTTGGGCAGGTTTTTAACATGTTCGATAATGAGCCCAGTACTGCTACGGTGAAGAATGATTTGCGTGATCGTTATCAAGTCCTCAGGAAATTCCATGCTACGGTAGTTGGTGGACCCTCTGGGATGAAAGAGCAGGCTTTAGTCAAGAGGTTTTTTAGGGTTAACACGCACGTCGTGTACAATCATCAGGAAGCAGCTAAATATGAGAATCATACTGAGAATGCTTTGTTGCTGTATATGGCATGTACTCATGCCTCTAACCCTGTGTATGCTACGCTTAAGATACGCATCTATTTATATGATGCCGTTACGAATTAATAAAGATTGAATTTTATTTCATGAGTTTCCATAACGGAAATCGTATTTACAAGTACAACATATAACACATGATCAACTGCTCTAATTACATTATTGATAGAAATTACACCTAAATTATTCAAATACTTCAAAACTTGGAACCTAAATACCCTTAAGAAAAGACCAGTCTGAGGCCGTAAGGTCGTCCAGACCTTGAAGTTGAGAAAACATTTGTGAATCCCCAGTGCCCTCCTGAGGTTGTGATTGAATCGTATTTGGAGTGTGAGGATGTCTTGGTTCATGTTGAATGGCCTGATGTCGTGGTTTGTTATCGTGAAATAGAGGGGATTGTTTATCTCCCATATAAAAACGCCATTCTTTGCTTGAAGAGCAGTGATGTGTTCCCCTGTGCGTGAATCCATGGTTGATGCAGTCGATGTGGAGGTAGTATGAACAGCCGCAGTCGAGGTCTATTCGCTTACGGCGGATGGCTTTAGTCTTGGCTCTGCGGTGGATGACCTTGATTGGTACTTGAGTAGAGTGGCCTGTCGAGGGTGACGAAGGTTGCATTCTTTAGTGTCCAGCTCTTGAGTGCGTAATTCTTCGCCTCTTCTAGGAATTCTTTATATGAGGATGTTGGGCCTGGATTGCAGAGGAAGATAGAGGGAATTCCGCCTTTAATTTGAATTGGCTTCCCGTACTTTGTGTTGCTTTGCCAGTCCCTCTGGGCCCCAAAGAATTCTTTCCAGTGCTTTAGATAGTGCGGGTCGACGTCATCAATGACGTTATACCAAGCATCATTAGAATAAACCTTTGGACTTAAGTCTAAATGACCACATAAGTAATTATGTGGCCCTAATGACCTAGCCCAAACAGTTTTGCCGGTACGACTATCGCCCTCTACTACAATACTATTCGGCCTCCACGGCCGCGCAGCGGCACCCATGACATTCTCAGACACGCACTCTTCAAGTTCTTCTGGAACTTGAGTAAAAGAAGACGAAAGAAAAGGAGAAACATAAGGAGCTGGGGGCTCTTGAAAAATCCTATCTAAATTAGTTTTTAAATTATGATATTGAAAAATAAATTCTTTAGGGAGTTTCTCCCTAATAATAGCCATAGCGGCTTCAGCGGAATCTGCATTTAAGGCCTCTGCTGCAGCGTCGTTAGCATTTCGACAGCCTCCCCTAGCACTTCTGCCGTCGACCTGGAATACCCCCCATTCAAGGGTGTCTCCGTCCTTGTCGATGTAGGACTTGACGTCGGAGCTTGATTTAGCTCCCTGAATGTTCGGATGGAAATGTGTTGACCTGGTTGGGGATACCAGGTCGAAGAATCTGTTATTCGTGCACTGGTATTTCCCCTCGAACTGCATAAGCACGTGGAGATGAGGTTCCCCATTTGTGTGCAACTCTCTGCAGACTTTGATGAATTTTTTATTTGTTGGGGTTGACAGATTTAGAAGTTGCTCTAACGCTTCTTCTTTAGTGAGGGAGCATTTTGGGAAAGTGAGGAAATAATTTTTGGAATTTATTTTAAAACGCTTTGGAGGAGCCATTTGGTCAATGTACCCCAATTGACCGCTCTTGGCATTTGGTGCCTACAATCGGTGTAATGGGGTACAATATATACCTGTACCCCTAATGGCAATATGGTAATTTGGTAAAGAGCTTTTTACTTTAATTCGAAATTGGAATTTCGAATTTTTTTTAGCGGCCATCCGTATAATATT